ATGCGTCTCATCTTATCCTCCTAATCGGGTGGGCCGTTCTTGCGGCCTCTTAGGTTCACCCGTGGGATGAACATTTTTTTCTCTCTTTCATCCCTCACTCTCTAATGCCAAAGATAATTAGAACCGAAAGCATGTCAAGTAAAAAATCAATTTATTTTGAAAAAAATCAAAAAGGCTGTCACTGACTGGGTTTTTGGTTGACGACAATTTGTATAATTTTAGGGTATTTGCAGGTATAGGAGGTTGAATGCGTGATGAATCTTTGCTCTCGGAATACTATCCGGGAATCGCTATTGTGTCGCCGGGGCTGGCTGATGGAGTCATCTCCCGGTCGGGTGGGATATGCGAACTGTGCGGGAAGCGGTTTGCATCGGAAATCCACCACATCGCAGGGAGACGCCGGAAGGCACATGCAAAGAATCTGCTCCACCTGTGCGAAGACTGCCACAAACCACCACACGGGGTGCATGGAGACGCGAAACTGAACAATTCAGTTATGCGAAAGTATCAGGAATGGTGCTTCTCGCAGGGCTACACAGAAGAAGAAACCAGATATTTGCTCGGCACAAAGAGCGGGAAGTTGTACATGTGAAAGAAGCAAAAAAACGTAAAGTTGGGGCACCCCGGAAATATGAAACCCCAGAAGAGCTGGCAAAAGCCATAGACGACTATTTCCAAAATGGGATAAGTAAGAGACAAGTGGTAGTAGGCAGGGGGGAATCTGCAAAGACTATAGAGGTAGAGATTCCGACTGTTACCGGATTGTGTATACACTGCGGATTTGCAAGCAGGCAAAGCCTTTATGATTACGAGAAAAAAGAAGGGTTTGCTTACATTATAAAAAGAGCGCAGCTTTTTATCGAAAATGAATACGAAGAATTGCTACAGCACGGCAACGTCACCGGCGCTATTTTTGTGCTGAAAAACATGGGATGGATCGACAAGCAGACGATAGACAACAATGTAACAGTAGACAAGTCTGTAGAAGAGAGAGCTAAAACGCTGGTGGATGAGGCGCTTGGGAGACGAAATGGATAGTGTCTTTATACTCCCAGAGCCGAGATCGTGCGTTAGAGGCGAGATTTCTACGTCTAAAAATCTGAGTGAGGTAGACTCAGATATGCTATTTTGCCGAAAATGGGGATTTCATAAACACCATAGTTTGCAAGAGGTTACGAAGGTAAAATGAAAAAAGAGGCACTTTTCAAGCTCGAAGAGCAGCCGGTGAAAATAATCCGCAAGCTGGCTGAAATCGATAAAGCCAAGGCGGTTGAATTTGCCAAAATGGTAGCAGCTGAGCCCTTGAAATACTGGTGCCCGAACCTCGTACAGGAGCGGATGATCGCCGAAACGGTGGCCGCCCAGCAGGAAAGTCCTGTGTCTACAGTACTGTTTACATGCGGCAACGGTGTAGGTAAGACAACGGCGGTGGTGAATATCATCTGCAATCTTGTATATGGCCCACAGAATGGGTGGTTCGACTACCCACTATTTAGAAACTGGCCATATCCGAAACATATTACACTTGTCACCACACCCGGTAATATATCTGACAACTACTTTTCAGAATCGTCTGGTGCGCCTTCCTTCCAGAATTTCTTGGTTGGTAGAGACGTAACGTATAGCAAAGACGGAAAGAACCACATATCTAAAGTTAAATTTGGTGGCACCCCGTGGAGCCTGCGCACGATGACATACAATCAAGACAAGTCAGAGATGGAATCCTTCACGACCGGTGTTTTCGTCTTTGACGAACCGCCACCAGCGCACTTCTGGGAAGCTGTCCCGGCACGGACAAGAAAGGGCGCCATTATCCTAATGCCGATGACCCCGCTGGATTGCGACCCCTATGTGCAGGACGAGATTATAGACAAGGCAGACGCTAAGGTGCCGGGATATAGGCACATAACAGCATCGGCAACACAGGTATTAGACGACCAGCCACGGGGACATTACCCAAAAGCAGTATTCGAGGCACAGCGGGAACGGTACAGCGATGAAGAGGCAGAGGCCCGTGTGGACGGGAAGCTCATGTATTTCTCGGAACGGATTATTCAGGTTGATGAGAGCGTACATCGAGTTGACCCGGAAGACTACCCGCTAAAACCTAACTACCTTTATTATCACGTCTTTGACCCCGGAGATGGTAAGCCTAATGCAGAGCTGTGGGGTGCTATTACACCAGAAGGGCGAAAGATTGTCTTTGCAGAGGCCCCCCTGGATCAGTCGAAAGACTTCTGGGATATGAAAGGTGGAACGACCGTGAAAGACCACATCCAGCAGTGCCTATTTAGGGAAAAGGGATTTGAGAAGCGGTATGGCTTCAAAATGAACTTTACACGCATCGTAGATTATCACTTTGCTAACCAGACACGAGGTGGCCTGAAAACGAATCTTTGGGCCGATTATGCAAGAGAAGCTAAGAAGCTGGGGGTGTCCTTCCATCTTAACCCTTCATACAGCACTACCGGGACAGGTGAAACGGAATTAATCTTCGGGCACAAGCACCTGAGAAACAGCCTGCAATATCTTCCAGACGGGAAGCCTGGATTTGTATTTTATCGGGAATGTTACCACTGCTGGAGAGGGATCACACACTATGTGCGGAAACGGGCCAAAACAGAGGCTGAAATGATGCAACCAGCAACCACCAGAAAGATCGTGCAAAAGTATAAGGACATGGTGGATGTAATGCGGTACTTCGATTGCCATGAGGCTTATTTCCCCAAGAAAAGAGATAAGAGCAGCCGCAGAACAACCAGCAACGGAGTTTATAACACGATATGACGGAAATACGATTTAACAACTTACTCGAAAGGGTAAACAATGTTCTACCGTACAGCTTGCAGATAATGTACGATAACTCGACGCTGACCTTGTATTCTGTCAGTACAGATGAATATGACGTGCAGATATTAACCAGACAGCTCGACTATGGAACCGGTAGCATGGAAGAGTTTATACCGTTTTTAGCAGGGATGTTAGACAGGAGTAGATGTGGAATATAAGCGCTATTTAGAAGATCAACAAGAGTTTAAGATAGTAGATATTATACAAGACCTGCGAGAAGATCAGAGTGAGCGGCAGGATTGGGATGTACAGGCCGCGGATGGTTGGCGGATACGCAACAATCAGCTGCCAACCACAGAATCTATCGATAACCTGAAGAATTTCAAGGGCAAATGGTTCGTCGATAACTGGGTAAAAAAGTCATTCCAGTGGTTGCGTTCCTACTTCACAGGTGCCGACCTGTTTGCAGACGTGAAGTCTTACGACGGGATTATAGAGCCAAACATGGAATTGCTGGAGAATGAAGTTAATTTCTCCATGACACTAACAAACATACAGAATATTGCAGCTGAAGCAGTTGAAGATAAGAACTATGTCGGTTATGGTGTTGTTCGTAGCTATTTCGATCCACGCAGGATTAATGCTTTCTGGAAAACTGGAACACCGATGTTGGAGCATATCGACGCAAGAAACGTGTGGTTCAAGAAGTATGGAGACAGAATAGCAAGGATATTTCATGCAGAGGCTGTAGACACAGAAAAGCTAAGAGAGCAGGTACGGCAATATGACCCAGACTTGGCTGAGACGATTAAGGAAGATGAAGGGTCAGATGGCCACGTAAAGTTCCCCAATGTGAAAGGCAGAACAATTGTCTATACCGGGGTTTATTGCAAGACAATACGCACACAAAAGCGTGAGTTCATCTATGAGTTTACCGACTATGAAACGGGTGAGCAGAAGGAAGAAAACTGGCTGGAGTTTGAGGAAGAGTGGCAGGAGATGAACGGGGAAGAGCTTCCAGAAGGCGTTTATGTAGCAGACAGCCCCATTGATGTTGATATAGATTGCTATTTTCAGGTTATGTTCATCCCTTCTCAGGCAATATTGATCAAGCAGCCAATAGTACAGGACGGTAAAACCGTCTGGAAAGAGGCTATCAATATAGGAGAGTATTGCAACTATCACTTTCTGCTGGGCAGTAAGCAGAACGAAAGCAATTATCCCTATGGTGATGCTTACGACATGAAGGACATCCTTGACCTGTCTGTGGTGTTTATGAGTTCTCTGGCCAAACAGATAGGCAATATGAACAGGCCACAGCCCCAGATATTTGAGGATGCAATCGTAAATCTCAATGAGTTTATGAATGCGCACTGGAAGTCTGATTTCACAACGATACTTGACCCTGAGTTTTTCCGGGAAAATCCTAACATCTCCCCCGATATGGCTGTGAACTATAAGCAGACACCAATCAATGACCGACTTTTCCTTGTGATGCAGAACTACATTACAGAGGCTATTAAATCATCTACTGGTGCGGTTGATAGTGCAAGGGGTGAACAACAGTACAGCGGACAGTCTGGGGTGCTTGCAAATCAGCTGCAAATGGCAAGTCAAACATATTTGAAGTCAGACGAGAACCTTTACCGTGCATTCATTGATAGCATTTTGAACTGGCTAATGCACACTATAGTGGAATATCGTCAATTTGCACACACCGTAAAGGGGTTGGATGCAAACGGGATGCCAACAGCAAGAGACGTAAACACCACGCTATACAACACCCTGAAAGACGACGACTATTTTGTAGAGGCAAACATGCAGCCCAATCCTGAGCAGCAGAAGCAGATTGAGCGTCAACAGGTGATGGAGTTGCTCGCTGCTGGTAAATTCCCACTTCGTGCAGCATTGCAGGTGATGGACATATCGACAATTAACGTAGATCGCGTAATGGAAGAACTCGACCGTGAGCGCGGTGTAGATCAGATTGTAGCACTTATGGAAGAGTATCCAGAACTGCCACAGATAATCCAGCAGTATGTGCAAACGCAGCAGGGAGGCCAAGGTGCAGTATAATATCGTATTTGAAGAGCATGAGCACAACGATAGTGTTGTAGGTACTGTAGAAGTACCAGAATATATAACAACATGGGGCAATGAAGAATCATCCCCGAAGGAGACAAAATGAGTGATAAGGTAAATGATGCTGGCAACATTACCAGCGACAATGTACAAACCGCACAAGTTGACGGTTATGAAGTAAGCGTGAAGCAGCTTGAAGATGGCAGCCATGAGATTGTAGTGCCAGATGATGCACCTGATACAGAGGAATTTGTTGAGAAGGTGAAAAAGGCACAGTCTGTTATGGGAATCATCAACAAGAAGGGCTTCGACGTGAATCGAAAGCGAGAGGAGTTGGAAAAGAAAGAGGCGGAGCTGTTAAAGCGCGAACGGGAGCTACAGTTAAAGGCAATTCCAAAGGAATCCTTACCAGAACTAACTGAGCTGGTTTATCAGGAGCTTGGCATTAAAACGGAAGATGAGCCTGATGATGTTACACAGGCTGAGTTGTTAAAGGCTCAGACGAAAGCACTCAAGACGTTGGATGAAATGCGTAAAAAGAGCACTGATAACCAAGGGCTGATCCAGTCATTCATCAACGATGGCGGTGACTACAATGGATTGGTAGAGTTCGCAGCTATGCTCAATGCCCCTATTTCCAAGGCTCTCATTAACCAATACACAAAGACAAATGGGACGAAAAGAAGGTTTTCCACCGAAGAATTATCAAAGATTCAGGGTCAGGCGATCAGTGTTGTCAGGCGTGGCGGAGCTGCACCGGGGACAAAGATGAGCAAGGCTGAACGGATATTTAATGCAGGTGGAGGCCCTCGTCTCTAATAGGGAGCTGAAATGGCTTATGATCCGACAATAAATAGTGGTGCTCGTGGCACCGCTCAAGAAAACTTGCTGAATGGGATTAATTCCCGCCGCGGGTTTAGTGTTGACTACAAGATTGGTGAGCTGGAACCAAACGAAACACCGTTTGTGTCTACTCTTATGGGGTACAAGCGAAAATCTGTTAATGACCCAGACCACAAATATCTTGAACATCGTCCAGCGTGGCTTGACAATCGTAAGGTTTATTCCACAACGACAGTTGCATGTTCTGCAACATACGCAGGTAAGGCATTTACATCATGGACAATTGACGATGGTGACGGTGCTCCACCAGATTACTTTACCAAAAGTGCAGAAGAACCTTACGTGCTTCAAGTTGTAGATACAGACGACACATCGAAATACTGTAACTTCCTTGTGACGGCGGTAACTGATACTGGTGAAACTACCGCGACCATTTCTGTTGTACAGCTTACAGACAAACCGGGGTTTAACGTCGCAGACAATGATCCTATTTATATCATCGGTACAGCGTTTGATGAAGGTGGTAACAAGACTACCGCATACAGTGACATTGTTTCTGTTAAGTGGGCTTCTTGCCAGATTTTCAAGACTTCGGTTAAGGCATCTCGTACTGTAATGAAAACATGGACTGCTGGCGGTGATGAGTGGGATCGTTTGCAGCGTGAAGCATTAAAAACCCATAAGGTAGACATGGAGCGAAACTTCCTGTTTGGCTCTCGCGCTATCGGTAATGCCACAACAGCTGCTGCAAGTACGGCAAACAATCCATTTGGGGCACCTGTAGCTACTCAGCTGGGTGGCACTACTGCCAAGCCG